GAGGACGAACTATCAAAAGTAGCTCCGTCAACTCCTCGTGCCAAACCTGTTGAAACTAAAGCGGCTCCAAAGGCCGCTGTTAAAACCGTAACCAAACCCCTTTCTTCAAAACAAGAAGAGTCGTTTTGTCGCAAATTAGGTGAAGGCGCTTTAGGGATTGCTGAAAGTGGGATGCGTGCGGCGGGTGTACCTCTTCATTACAGAGCTTTTTTGACTACTTTGGCGGGTAGTAAGCGACCCATCACAGAAGAAAATTTAACTAAAGAAGAGTTGGCGAAATTAAAAAAGCGTACCGAAGAAGCCTCGGCAAGGGGCGAATCCAGTATTGGTTACGGTAAAAATAAAGAGAACATTAATCCTGTCTTGAACGAAGACCCTCAATGGGGCAGAGAAAAAGATATTGAACTTACTCTTGGTAGAGCAGGGTTTAAAAAAGGTAAAGACAAAACTGTTCTTAAAGATGAATACGAATTTTATAACCCTGAACGTAAAGCAGAAGTAGAACGCCTTGAAAAACTTAAAAAAGAAAAAGGCCAATCTGCTGTCGTTAAGGATGTAGTTGAAAAAACGATAAAAGACGCAAAAGACAAAGGACTTAAAACCGCTTTTAATAAACTTCCTAGCCGGGTTGGTAATGCCTTTATTGGGCGTGACGGCCGTCCAGTTGAGATTGCTATGCGTAAAGGCGGCGCGGTTAAAGACAAAGTTCGTGGCTACGGCATCGCTCAAAAAGGCCGTGGCCGTGGGAGGTTTGTACGATGATGGCTTCCCGAGGCATGGGTGATATCAATCCCAAGAAGGTTCCTCGTGCCAAACGGCGGGGGGATAACGAGATTGTTGAGGGTACTGATCGTCCCATCCGTCACGCCAAGGGCGGTAAGGTCAAGAGCAAGGTCAACGCAGCCGGTAACTATACGAAGCCGGGTATGCGTAAAAAGTTGTTTGAGTCAATCAAGGCTTCGGCAACGCAAGGCACGGGTGCAGGGCAATGGTCGGCGCGTAAGGCGCAGTTGCTAGCGAAGCGGTACAAGGAAAAGGGCGGCGGGTACAAGTCATGAAGGCTCCGCAGCAGTCGTTAAAGGCATGGACTGCCCAGAAGTGGAGGACGAAAAGTGGTAAACGATCTTCTGACACAGGTGAAAGGTATCTTCCGGAAGCTGCAATCAAAGCTCTTTCCCCCGGAGAATATGCCCGAACCACCGCAGCCAAACGTAAAGGCAAAGCCCAAGGCAAGCAGTTCGTCGCGCAGCCGAAAGGTGTCAAAGAAAAAGTGAAGCCGTATAGACGGCGGGGGATGTGATGACTGAGCCGCACGACATTGAGATGTTCAAAGCACAGGTTCAGGCCGAGTTAAATCGGCTTGAGGCTCAGTCATCTGCGAAAGATGTTGCTGGCAAGGCAATCGGCAAGGATGGTCTCAAGTACATCACGATCATCGTTGTGATCGGCGTGGTGTCGAGTCTTGCCTTGGATGGGGAGAAGATTGCTGCTGTGATGGGGTTGCTTGGCGCGTCGTTGACTGCGCTGATCTCCATGTTGAACGGTATTGCCGGTGCAAGCGAGAAGGAAGACAAGCCTGAGTTTGCGGTCATCAAGGAACTCATCGCCAAACTCGATAAACTGGATCGGAAGGAAATGCCGATGCGGGTCGATGTGGAAGGCGATCACGTTACTGTCACCAAGGGTGACGATGTGGTAACAGCGAGGAAGTAATGGCCTACAAGACTACAGCTACGACAGACTTCAACCTCGACCTCAACACGATTATCGAAGAGGCGTTTGAGCGTTGCGGTGCTGAACTGCGTACGGGTTATGACTTCCGTACGGCTAAGCGTAGTCTTGCCCTGCTCCTGATGGACTGGTCGAACCGAGGCATCAACCTCTGGACGCTGGAAGAAGGCACCAAGACGTTGACCTACAACGTCGGCACATACGACCTTGAGCCTGACACCGTTGACCTGCTTGACCATGTGATCCGTACTGGGTCTGGCACAAACCAGCAGGACATCAACATCTCGCGCATTTCATCCAGTACCTACGTGTCCATTCCCAACAAGAATGCGACGGGTCGCCCGATCCAGATCTGGATCAATCGGCGTACGGGTGCTACGGGTGCAGATAATGTGGTGGTGAAACCCCAGTTTACGGTTGGGCCGAAGCCTGACAACTCGACCACGTGGACGCTGTACTACACGCGGTTGCGGCGGATGTTTGACCCCGGTACAGGCGTGAATGGGCAAGATATCCCGTTCCGGTTCCTGCCCTGTATGGTTGCAGGCTTGGCTTATATGCTGTCGATGAAGATCCCCGGTGCTGACGCCCGTGTGCAAATATTGAAGGCTCAGTATGACGAAGCGTGGGATCTCGCGGCGGGTGAGGACCGAGAGAAGGCGGCGGTGCGGTTCGTTCCACGTGAGAGCTTCTTGGGTGGCTACTAATGCCGCATAAAGATCCAGAAGCCCGGAAAGCCTATCAGCGTGAATACGCTGCGAAAAACCGTGCTCGTGCGTATCAAAAGGTTAAAGAATGGCGGGCAGCCAACCCGGACAAAGTAGCCGCACAACACGAGCGGTATCGCAAAAAACATCCAGATATTGTCAATGCGAAAACGTTGCGGTGGCGGGAACGAAATCCTGAAAAATATGTAGAAGTTTCACGCAAAACTCGCAAAAAGAACTCAGCACGAATACTTGCAAACAAAGCGAAATATCGTGCGGTGAAAGCGCAGCGGACACCTGTGTGGCTGTTACCAATAGACTATTTTGAAATGGAGTGTATCTACCGTTATCGAAATGGCCTACGCGATTGTGGTTTAAGCTATGAAGTTGACCACATCGTACCTTTGCAAGGTAAAACTGTTTCTGGGTTTCATGTACCAGAAAATTTACAAGTTATACCTGCTTGGCAAAATCGTTTAAAGAATAATTGCCATGCCTAATCGTTTTGCATCTGGAAAAAATGCCATCGCTATGTGCGATGTGTGTGGCTTTCAGTACAAGTTGAAGCAGTTGAAAAGCTTGGTTATTAAAACCAAGAATGTGAATATACTGGCGTGTCCAGAGTGCTGGAATCCCGACCAGCCGCAATTGTCTCTTGGGTTATTCCCAGTTGATGATCCGCAGGCGCTACGGAACCCAAGACCGGACACGAGTTATTTTGCGGTCGGTAATGACGGTGCCAATGGTAGCCGTCAGATACAATGGGGTTGGAACCCAGTCGGAGGATCAAGATCCTTCGATGCAGAACTAACTCCGAATACGCTGGCCCCGGCTGGCGAAGTTGGAACGGTGACGGTCGTTACGACCTAGGAGATTGAGATGAAGAACGGCGATGCAATGAAAGCGTTGAGAAAACACGCTTCGCTTCCGGCGGGCAAGGCTCACGGTATGCGGGCTGGTGGCAAGACCAACAGCGAGATGAAGAAGTACGGTCGGAACATGGCGAAGGTGATGAACCAGCGCAGCCCGGTCCGTAAGTCTTCTGGCCCGAAGTAACTGCCATGAAAGAACTAAACCCCGGCAAGATCAGGCCGAACACTGACTCGACTGGTGAGAATGGCTATCCTGAAAAGGATGTCAACAAGGGCGTCACCCACATGGATATGAAGGGTGCTGGCGCTGCCACCAAGGGTAAGAAGTTCGTCTCGCAGATCAATTTGCAGAACAACGGTAAATACCGGACGGGTTGGAGCTAATGAACTACTCCCAGTTAACTACACTGATTCAGGACTACTGTGAGTCTACGGAGCAGAGCTTCGTGGCGAACATTCCTACGTTCGTGCAGTTGGCTGAGGAGCGGATCTACAACACGGTTCAGATCCCGGCCATCCGTAAAAACGTGACGGGTAGCACGAGCAACGGCAACCAATATTTGTCTTTGCCGTCCGACTGGCTCTCGACGTTCTCGATGGCAGTAATTGACCCTGTGACTCAGGACTACGAGTATCTGCTCAACAAAGATGTGAACTACATCCGAGCAGCGTATCCGCCTCCGACCAGCACGGGCAAACCTGCGTATTACTCCATCTTCGACGATACAACGATGTTGCTGGGGCCGACCCCAGATGCAGCCTACACAATCGAACTGCATTACTATTACTACCCGACATCCATCGTCAACGCTGGTACGTCGTGGCTTGGCAACAACTTTGAGTCTGTGCTCCTGTACGGTTCACTCCGTGAGGCGTACACCTATTTGAAGGGTGCTGAGGACATGATGGCGTACTACGAAAACAAGTACCAAGAAGCCCTTGGTCAGTTGAAGCGCCTCGGTGACGGCTTGGATCGTCAGGATGCGTACCGTTCTGGACAAGCTAGGATTCCTGTGACATGAGCTTTGTAGGTGGATCAGAGATTGGCAGTGTGTTTGTACAAACCACGGATAACCGTGAGCACACTGTAGAAGAAATTGCAGAACGTGCGGCTAACCGCATACTCAGTGCTGACTCAAAGGAAGCACTGCATTATTGGCTGGTGAAGTATCTCAGCGAGGCTCAAGAGGCCGAGCGCAAGATGATATGTAAGAAACTAGATCAACAAGGCTATGCGGAAATCGCACACTTAATTGGAGACCTGTAATGGCTATTACTCAAGCAATGACGACTTCGTTCAAGGTACAAATCCTTGACGGAATCCACAACTTTGGTACCGGCGTGATCCGCGCTTCGACGGCTGCGGATGTGTTCAAGCTGGCCCTCTTCACTTCGTCGGCTACGTTGAGCGCGACCACCACGGCGTACTCTTCGGCGGATGAGGTCTCATCGTCTGGTACGAACTACCCGGCGGGTGGGCTGACGCTGACCATCTCGCAGGTGCCGACTTCTAGTGGTACGACGGCTTTCATCGACTTCGATGATCTGACCTTCCCGAGCGCGACGATCACGGCCAACGGTGCTTTGATCTACAACGCAACTCAGGGTGACAAGGCTGTGGCGGTGCTGGCGTTTGGTGGTGACAAGACCTCGACGGCGGGTAACTTCACCATCCAGTTCCCGGCTGCTGCGGCTTCGACTGCTATTCTTCGTATCGCTTAATCGGAGGGT